CTATTCTTTGCGCCAATCCTTCAACGTTTCCACATACACGGCGGAAACGCGGCCGCCGTCCATGGGTTCAATGTCGCCAAAAGCAGGGTTAAGCGGGTGTAGGACGTAGTCCATCTTCCCGGTTTCCGGATTCTTCTTCCTGGCCAGTTTTTTGAGCGTTACACCTCGTTCATCGTAGTATTCCACGATTGTGCCGGGTTTTGGTATGGGGGGGATAGCGTGCTTGCGCATGATGACCAGGGAGCCGTCCATGATCACCGGCTCCATGGATTTTCCTTCTACGCGCAGGACGTATTCATTTTTTCCAAGCGGGCGGGATGTTTGGATTGAATAGGGGATAGTGTCTCCTGGTTGCAAAGAGCCAGCAGCGATATTACCAACTACAGACACACCATAGGTGCTCTGCGGGGAGTTATCGGCTTCTGGATGGATTTTTTCAACTCCTTCAGGATAGGAAGAAGAATATTCAGCAGCCTCTTTCTCCTTAGCTGCGTTTTGCAGCGCAGTGTTGATGAATTCCAAGAAGGTTTCTTTGTGGGCCTTCATTGCTTCGCAAATGATGAACCATTCATCATCCGTGAAATCAAGGATGATGCGAGGGGAAGAATCAGCCTCCCCATTCATAAGGCGTTGGATGGCTAAAATAGCTTTGGCTGGAATTTCCCTTCCGGTAGAAAGCCAATCATCCACCGTCCTCTTGGTCGCCCCGCATTGTTCAGCAAGCCAAAAACGATCTTTCCCAATGGCCTTAAGCCATTTTTTTACGTCTTCCTTGGTCGTTGTCATTCATTGATAGTACGGACTTTCTCGGTAATCACAAGTCTTTTTTATGACTTTATTCCGGACTTTTTCGGTATATTTCATTGACTAATACCGAGAAAGTCCGTAAATTGTATTCATCAACTCCGAGAAAACATGAAAACGGAAATCGACTACAACGCACTTTCTGAGGGAGGCAAGAGTTTATTACTGGCAGAGGCGGAGAACGGGTTCCGCCCTTCAGAAGCCATCCTTAGAATTATTGAGAGGGAAACATCCAGACGCGGATTCAGATTGCGCCTGACCACTCCCAGGGTGCTTCCCCAACCTCGCAAGAGCAAGTATTCTGAAACCAAGAAACCGGCGGTTTGATCTAAGGAAAATGACAAAATAGGAAATATTTTGTTGAATTCTTCTGCTGAAATAGTAAATCAGGATTTGTTAGAACGATAATATCCAAAAAAAGAAAGGTAAATATGATTATCGAATACGACACCGAAGACCGCTGCATCCGCGTGGACGACGTAGCCGTGAGCCACGCAGACGCTGAAAAGCTGATGGCGGAGCACGAAACCGCAGCGGCGGCCCTCGAAAACGCCCTTGTGCAGTACGAGCGGGATCACGCCACGACGGATAATCCTGACGGTCATAGAGACTGAACCATGGAAGAAGCCCTTGTTGAAGAACTAAAGTTGCTCGGCTGGTACGAGCTTTGAACTGAAAACCAAATAAAAACAATGAGAAAAATGACGAATGAACAATACTGGATGCGTCGAGACCGCGACGCAAAAACAGAATTCCTATACGGCTGCCCGATGGACCTGCCGGAAAATGACCTCAAGCCCCGGCCTGGAATCGTCCAGAACCTTGTCTTTTGTGCCCTGGTAACAGGGTTCGGAACAATCGTCTATTTCGCCATTAACTCCTTTTTATAAACAACTATGAAAGAACAACAGTACGAACAGACAATGTCCCTTGCTCAAGTATGCAAGGCCGCCCGTGAGAAAACCGGAGAAAAGCCTATTCACGCCATCAACGCAGCGAAATGGGTAAAAGCCGGAAAGATTCGGACGCACGTCGTTTGCGGGTTGACGCGTCCCCGGTTTCTGCTCTCCGAGTTCCTCGAAGACTACTACAAAAACGTGGCTCCCCGTTCAGTGGCGAAAGCCCGCTAACCCTCCCAGCCCAAGAAGCCCGCGGCATGATCATTTATTTCACGTTAAATCTTAATTGTCAAAAATCATGGAAGGATTGAAGCAATTTATAGTATCCATTGTGGAGCAGACTATTCAGAGTCTGCACGACCGGGGCTTGCTGCTCGTAAACGAAGGCGACGAGGAAAAGGCCGCCCGCATGTTTAATGGAAAGCTGGAACTCTCTATAAACGACTTGGCGCAGCATCCAGCCTGCGGATGGTCACGCAAGAAGACTATCAAACTTCTACGGGACAAGCACATAGAAGACCTTGGTACCAGTGCCCGCGACTACCGCATTTCTGCCGTGAGCGTGTACCGCTTTCTGACTAAGGAGAAAATCTCTCAGACAGGGGTTGACATGAACAGACCTCCCGCAAAACGGAAGAGGAACCCCTCAAGTACCATTTCCAACTAACCTAAATAACAACAAACAAAAAATAAATACCATGCAAAGAGAAAAAGAAGATACGAAGGCAACCACGCCGGAAGAAGGCTGCTGCAACACCGCCGCCGAACAGGCACCCGTCACCGTGGAAATGATCGAAGAGGCGTATAACCGCCTGGAAGAGATGGTGAACCAGTGCAAGACCCCTGTCCTGCTGCATATCAAGATTGAGAAGGGTGGAGTCGTAAACAGCAGGACTGCCACCTGTGCTGCTGTCACAGAAATGCCCTGCCCAAAAGGTACGGAATGGCTCGCGGCTCGCGGCTACTTGGCAGCCTCCGGAACTTGTTTCTCCGGCGACCCCGAAGCTATCTCTTTGGGGGTGAAACTTGCTTTTGAGCATGCCCATAGGAGAGCTGGCGTGAACCCCATTGCGGCCATACTCGGAATCGCTGGCTGTGGGTGTGAGGAATGCCAAGACTGATTCAGTTGGCCGGGGTCAGTTGGCGCTGACTCCCGGCCTGTTACCAAAAACCTAGTGAAGATTATGAGTAACGCAAATACAGATAACCTAGATTTGCCCCAGGCGCCAGTCCCAAAAAAGACACTCTATGAAATTGTCATGTCGGAGGACGTGAAAAGCCACGTTGCCCGGCTTGTGGAAGGCATGATGACGCCGGAACGCTGTATCAGTATCTTCTGGCACTGTTGCCAGAAAACCCCCCTCCTTCAGCAATGCGCCCCGGTGACGCTGATCGCCGCCCTGAAAAACCTCTTGATGATGCGTTGCGAGCCTGATGGCATCCACGGCTACCTGGTGCCATTTTGGGCCAAAGACAGGGAAACCGGGAAGCCGGTGCTAACCTGCGTGCCGGTGCCCTCCGCCCGCGGCTTGATGCGCATGGCCCGCTCCAATGGCGTCACCAACCTCAACATTGGCATTGTCCGGGAGGGAGACCCGTTCTCCTGGCGCCTGGATGACGGCAAATTCACCATGTGCCACATTCCGGACTGGGATGACAGAGAGGTTCCCATCAGGGGATTTTACTGCACCTGGACGGACAAAGACAGCTACTTGCACGGCGAGCGCATGAGCCTGAACGCCGTTGAGGGCATTATGAATCGTACCAGGTCCCGGAACAAGAAGGGGGAAATTGTAGGACCCTGGAAAGATGACTTTGATCAGATGGGCCTGAAAACCGTCATCAAGCGTGCCTCCAAGCAATGGGATTTGCCCCTGCTTATCCAGCAGGCCATGAACGCCGCCGACGAGCAGGAATTTGAAAGCGAAATGCGGAACGTAACTCCGGAAAAAGCAGACGGACCAGCCGAAGGTGAAACTCCCTGGAACAACGCTCCATCTCCGGAAGAATTCCAGAACGACCAACCGGAAGCCCTGCCGGAACCGAAGCTGGAAGGACAGAATGACCTCATTCCTGGACTGGAAATGCCCGCTCCGAAAGAATCCGTAACCGTCAATATGGAGGACTTTTGATATGAGCCTGTCTCCGAATTGCCTTGTTTATGAAAACGTGCCGCAACGCTCGGAAGCTTGGTTTAAACTGCGATCGGGCCGCCTGACGGCCAGCAACTTTAACCGGCTTCTGACACCTGCGGGACGCAAGCCTCGGCCCCGGATCAACAAGGAAAGGGGCCCGTGGGGAACCCTCATTATTGAGTTGTGCTGCTCCTTCCTGCGCCCGGATGAAATCCAATGGGAAGGGAACCGCCACACGGACCAGGGAGAGGAACTGGAACCTGAAGCCCGTGACGAATTCCGGAAGATCACCGGAATGACCGTCAAGGAAGTCGGGTTTGTCCTCTGCAAAGATGGTCCTGTTGGGTGCAGTCCCGACGGGCTCATCGTTGACCAGTCCGGCGACTATATTGCCGGCCTTGAAATCAAGTGCCCCCTCTCCAAGACCCATGCCCTTTATCTGCTCAACGGCGTGCTGCCGGATGACTACCGGCAACAGGTCCACGGTTCTATGGCTGTGACGGGGTTGCGGACGTGGTATTTCATTTCCTACTGCCGGGGCCTGCGTCCGTTTGTGCTCAAGGTTGAATGGGACGAGTACACCGACCTCATCAAGGCAACCCTGGATGAATTTAAGGCGGAATACCGGGACAAATACGATCTTATCATGCCGGCAATCCGCCCGGCAATAGAAAGGGGGGCTGCATGAGGACCAGGGCAAGAGCTATCCACCGGCCCGGCGTGATGAACAAGACGGAAGCCGCCTATGGCTTTTACCTGTCTGACCTTCAAAACAAGGGGGAAATACGGGAATTCAAGTTTGAGGCCGTCAAGCTGATCCTGGGGAACCGCTGCTCATATACCCCGGATTTCATGGTTGTCCGCCCAAATGGCACCCTTGAATTCCACGAGGTGAAAGGTTTCTGGCGTGATGATGCCCGGGTGAAAATCAAGGCGGCGGCTGACAAGTTCCCCTTTGTTTTTATCGCCGCCAAGCAGACAAAAACGGGTTGGGAAGTTGAAATTATCCAGGAAGGAGAAATAGAATGAGCCCGGAAGAAAGAGAGAAGAAGCGTCTCTGGATGGTGGAATACAACCGCCGGAGGAAGGCCGCTGCTGTCAAGACCGCACAGCCCGATCTTGACGCCCTCAACGCCATTCACGGGACCCGTTTCCGCCTGGGTCAACAAGTCACGGTAATGGGTAAAAGGTATACCGTTATCGGTGCTAAATGGGGCGTGTGGCTCCATGTAAAGAACAAGGGAGGCAAGTTTGTTTATCATCCGTATGACGCCTATCCCGTGATCAACCTGTCCGGTTTTGCCCCTTTTGATGGCTGGGCTATGTGCCGGAATGGAAAACTTAAAATAAAGAAAGGAGAAAATTAAAATGAAAGATATTAAATGCCCGCTGTGCGGAAAGGAATTAAGGCTAAAGTGGAGTCCATCGACGCATTACCATGTTGGGTGCGGTTATTGTGGATGGGAGACGAGCAAAGACCGAGGCGCACCGGAAATGGCGTGGAAAGACGCCGAAGAATTCATTTCCAAGCTCCCGCCCATCATGCGGATTAAGGCAGGAGACAATGTTAAAATATACTACGACGATGATATTTTTACTGTTGTTTCTGTCAATATTGACGAATTAAAAACCATGATTGAAGAAGGGGGGGCCAGCAATGATTAACATGCTCATATCTGTTCGTCCGCCTTTTTCCGGTAAAATCTTGTCCGGTGAAAAGGGGTGGGAACTGCGAAAAAGCGAGCCCCGCATCCACCCGGAAAATCACGGCGGCGTAACGCTCTGGCTCTACGAGTCCGGCAAGGACGGGGAGCGGGCCATCATCGGCAAGTGCCAGTTGTGGTGTATTATCCCGTTGAGGCACATGCCAAATGAGTTGATAATCAAGAAGGCTTGCGTCTCGGTGGCTCATTTGCAGTCATATCTGCCTTGCTACGCCTGGGGCGTCCAGGACCCCGTGAGGCTTCCAGCCCCCGTGCCACTCTCTGCCATCGGCATGACCCGCCCGCCGCAGTCCTGGCAGTACCTTACCACGGATCAGGCGGCAACACTGGAAAGGAGGCTCCCATGACGCCTGAACAGAAAGCGTTTTACGAATACGGGAAAGCGGTTGCAAACTTATCTTTCGCACGAGATTTTTTACGCCTTAACTCATGGGAATTAGAGATATATGAAGACATTGCTTCAAGGAAGGAGAAAGTGTGCATGAGGACCTGCGGACAATGCACCCACTTCTCTCCTGAAGAATGGGGCCTTGGAAAAGACGGGTGCTTAAAACGCTGTTGTGGGGTAAAAAGCAATCGCTGCGCGGTAGGCTGTCGATACTGGGAGCCGAGAAAGGAGGGAGAATGAAGGACAGGAAAGGTAATAGCCGGACCCTAGGAGCTACGCTGGGCGCCTCCTATCTCGCATCCGGAGACAGGCCGCGGGAAGACTACTACGCTACGCACCCGGACATGGTGCGGGATTTGCTCAACGCTGGGGCACCACTCCGTAAATGTGTGTGGGAACCGGCCTGCGGTGCGGGGCATATCGTCAATGTCCTGCGGGAGCGCGGGCATGACGTGTACGCAACTGACATTGTTGACCGTGGATGCCCTGATTTTCAACAGTGGGATTTCCTCTGGGAGTTTGAGAGCTGCCCCGCGGGAGATGTGGACATCATCACCAATCCTCCCTATACAGCCGGCCTTGAATTTGTCGATCGAGCGCTCGCCTACGTCCAACCCGGCGCCAATGTCTGGATGCTCCTGCGTCTCCAATTTTTGGAGGGTAAAGCCCGGCGCCGTTTGTACGACGTAGCACCGCCCGCGGACGTGTGGGTATTTTCGGAACGCCGAACCTGCGCCAAGAACGGCGACTTTTCAAAGGCTGACGGCGGAGCCGTTGCTTACGCCTGGTTCCACTGGGTTAAAGGCTACAATAAACGAACAACTATCAAATGGTTATGAAAGCCGTACTGCGATATTTAGGCGGGAAAAACCGTCTTGCCTCGTGGATTATCCAACATTTCCAGGCTCACACCTGCTATGTGGAGCCCTACAGCGGGAGCCTGGGCGTCTTGCTCAACAAGGCGCCGGCGCCGGTGGAAATCTGCAATGACGCGGATGGAGAGATCGTCAACCTGTTCCGAGTCCTCCGCAGTGAGGACGCCGGGCGGCTGATTGAGGCCGTCATGCTGACTCCGTACAGCCGGGACGAGCTCAATGACTCCGCCCCTGCAGGTGATGCCGTGGAACGCGCCCGGCGTCTGCTGGTGCGCTCCTGGATGGGGATTGCCAGTGATTCTTTCCGTTCCGGACGTTCCGGCTTACTCGTAAGCCGGAACAGGGTACCGTCGCCGGCCTCCGACTGGAACCGGCTGCCGGAAACTCTGCGGCTTGCCACCCAGCGGTTGAAACATGTCCACGTGGAAAACCGGGACGCCCTTGACGTTTTACAGGCACATGACGGCCCTGGAACGCTCCACTACGTTGACCCGCCCTACATGCCAACCACGCGGACCAGGACGGGACGGTACAGCCATGAGTACACGGAGGACGATCATGTACGGCTGCTGGGCGTCCTGCTCACGCTACAGGGCAAGGTGGTGTTGTCTGGCTACGACAATGAGCTCTACAACTCCGCCCTCCGGGGCTGGCACAAGGATACCTGCAAGACCATTTCCAATATGGCGAGCCCGCGCACGGAATGCCTGTGGATGAACTACAACCCCCAACTAACTCTGTTTTGATATGGCCGGAGACTGGATAAAAGCTGAACGCACGACGCCTGACAAGCCCGAAGTGGCGAAGCTGGCGGAAATTCTGCACATGGATGACCCTGACTTTGTGCTAGGGAAACTGTGGCGCTTTTGGGCGTGGGCTGATGCCAATACTCAAGACGGGGTACTCAATACAAAATATGCACAAATCGACCGGGTTGTTTATTGCCCCGGATTTGCCCGCGGGCTTGTCTCCGTTGGCTGGTTGCAAGGCCGTGAAGGCGCCCTTGTAATCCCCAACTTTGACCGCCACAACGGCAATTCCTCCAAGGCACGGGCCTTGGAAGCGGAAGCAAAACGAATCCGGCGATCTCTGAAAGACCAATCCGACAACGTTTCCGACATGGAGTCCGACAAATGTCCGACATTATGTCCGACATTATGTCCGACCGTTGTCCGACATAATGTCCGACCAGAGAAGAGAAGAGGAGAGAATAATACTACTACACCTACAACCGGGCGCGAGGTATGCCAATTTCCGAAGGACGTTTCCGAAATTGATCGCTTCATGGCCGCTCAACTGTTGCACCCACTCGGAGACGAGCTTACCCGGTGCGCTGAACGGTTTTTTAACGAGCAATCCGCTGTTGGCTGGCGAAACAAGCACGGCATCCCCCTGGCGGACTGGCGTCCACTTGCCCGCCAATACGCTGCCACCTGGGCCCGGAACAATGTTGCCGATGCCGGATTGAAACCCGCAAACACCGCGGGAACCACCCCAAAATCAACCCCTAACAACTCAAGAAGAAATGACCTCTGGTGAAACTAATGACCCCATTGACGCCCGGCAAGCCCTCAAAGGGGCCGGAATTGAAGACCTTATCGCATCCATGGAATCTCTTGCCGTTGATGACGGCAGGAGCATCGAAGAGCTCGAAGCGGAAGCGCTTGCTGCAGAAAAGCAGCGGGAAGAGGAACGCAAGGCGAAATATGAACGGTTGGACCTGATTGACCGCGGTTTCCCGCGCCGAGCGATTGATTGTCTCAATGAAGTAACCGGAGAACCATGGAAGAAGGCCCTCCACGAGGCCTACCGCCTTGTTTTGACTCCCGGAAGTATCATTGTACTTAACGGACGCTACGGCACCGGAAAAACGGTTTTAAGCACGTTTCTTGCCCGCGTCATGTACCGACGCAAGAAGCGCGTCCTCTACTCCAAGGCGTATGACTACACCATGGCCTTGCGGGAGACGTTCAACGGAGGAGGCTCGGAATCCTCCGTCATGGCCCGCTACAAGGCGCCGTATTTGCTGGTGCTGGATGAATACCACGAGGTTAAGGACACTGACTTTACTGGGCCAGCTTTGGAGCGCCTGATTGACTATCGGCACCAGAACGACAAGATAACCATCATCATTGCCAACTACAAACCCGGCGCCCTGGAAGCCCATTTAGGCCCGGCTATCGTTTCCCGCATCCACCTTTGCGGCGCCATCATCACGTGTGATTGGCAGTCCTACCGGGAGATCAACTACAACCCAACCAGCAAACCATGAGGCCACTTAAACCATCCCTGCGAAAGAACAAGCCCACGCGCCGCGGAAAGCCCGGTTCCTACAAACTGCGGTTGACGCTGCTGGTGGACCCCAAGAAGAAAGGTCAACTTGTCGAACTCGGGCTTGGCACCAGTGACAGGCGAGAGGCAGAAAAACGCGCTGACTGCATCATCAATGCCCTGGAAGCAGCCGGCCTTTACCGGTTCCCCGCCGTCCGCATTTTGGAGCATCACGTAGCCCAATTTGACAAGGTTGAAAGACACCCCTTCAATCATCCAGAATTGCCCCTATGGTGACGCCCCTTGAAAAGTTTCTAGCAAAGCATCCGACCCCCTCCGGCATGGGTTCCGCGGAGTGGGCGGCCTTGAACGCTGCCATGAAAGAAAACAAGTTTTTCTCTGCCAAGGTAGAGAAAATCCGACTGCTGGAACGCTTGCACGGGTTGATTAAGGACTACCTTTCCGGGGAGAAGGAAACCCTCCCCAACGGGGAAACGGCCATCAAGGTAGGGAGTGCCGCGGACTTTTCCAACCAGGCGTTGCAATGGCTCCAAACGGAGGGGCTTGTTCCTCCGGACGCCGAAGGCCCGAAATACCATAACGACGTCAAAAACATTGGAGCGCTGGCCCGCCTGAAGCTCATTTTCAAAACCAACGTCCGGCAGGCCGTAGGGGCGGCCCAGTGGGAGGCATCCATGAAGCCGGCCAACCTGAAGGCATGGCCCGCGTTCCGGTTCATCCGCTTCCCGGGAGCCCGGATGCCCCGCCCGCTGCATGTCCTGCATGAAGGCGCCGTGAGGCTCAAGACTGACTTTACTTTTTGGGCGGACGAAATGAACGCCGCCAGCCTCGGGGGTTTTAAAGTTCCCTGGCCGCCGTTCGGCTTCAACTCCTACATGGACCAGGAGCCCGTATCCCGGGCGGAATGCGAACGGCTGGGACTACTCAAGCCCGGAGAGCCGTTAAAGCGTCCACGAGGCGCAGAGCGCTTCGGCGTTGATCTCATTGAACGCTACGGGTACGGCAAGAAGGCCAGTACGGCCAAACTGCCCGACGAACTCAAGACGAAGCTCAAGAAGGTCTATGAAGACCGCTGGGGAGTCAAGCAGGACAAGCCTGACGAGGTTGTTTTTCCTGCGCGAGAAGTGGCGGAGCGCGCCAGAAAGACGGCAGAGAGAATCATCAAGGTTCCCACTTCCCCCATCCCCACGCCAGCACCAGCCGTCACGCAAACGGTTAGCTTGGGAGAAGTCCCCAAGGTGAAGATGCCCGCCCCGCTGACGGATAAGGAAGCCGATGACCTTTTGCGGAGCGTTACCGGGGAAGTATGGGCGAAGGCGTCCAGGCCGGAAAAGAACGCCTTATTTTCGTACACAGATGATGGATATACTCGCATCAACAACGATTTGAGAGAGGGTAAGTCCAACGCCAAAGCGAAGCTGATCGCCAAGGTCATTAACCGCTGCAAGGTGCCTCAAGACATGGTTGTTTTCCGTGGCTGCGGGGTTTACAAGGAATTGAAAGACGCTTTAAACTGGAAAGGAGAGGAAATAACAGACGAGCTAGTTGACATGCTCAATCTCTCCGCAGTGGGGAACCCTCTCAAAGACGAAGGTTTCATGTCTGCTGCCGTAGCGGAGGGAAAAGGATTCATGAACCGTCCCGTGTTGTTAAAAATTCTCCTGAAGAAGAAAACCAGAGCCATCTATGCAGAGCCCTTTTCCAGATTTGGGGCAGGAGCCCGGAAAGACTGGGACGGCGTCAGCCCTCAAGCCTATTTCAGCGGAGAGGATGAAATCATTATCCAGAAGGGAGGAACCCTTAAATTTCTCCGATTCCACAACCAACACGGGAAATTGATCATTGACTGTGAACTGATACAATAACGATATGAAAGAAGAAAAATCACCAGCGTACAAGAGAATTTGGGAGTCTGATTTCAAAGGGTGCAAAACATCCCACCCACTTCTGATGAAATGCCTCTTGTGCTCCAAGAAGAAGCTCAACCCGGGCAATATGGAATGTAGTGCTTATGAGCGTAAACCTGATAGCATCCTCTACGATAACGCGGACTGCCCCAGCTTTGAACGTTGTTCTGACACGGAAGGGCTGCGCTGGATTGAGGGATATGTAAAACTCTCCGGGAAGGAATATGTCCCCCGTCAGGACGATACACCCCCGGCAGGGTGGGAGGAAATCAACAGAGAGGTGCAGAAATGAAAAAGGAGACGACAGAGAAGCCCGAGAAGAAGAGGGGCAATGTTTCCAGGTACAGCGCCGCCCTGGCTGAACGCATTTGCGATCATATACGCTGCGGGGACAGTCTGCGAAAGGCTGCCGAGAAAGAGGGCATACCCCATCCCACGATCATGAATTGGGCCCGGGATAACACGGATTTTGCAAACCAGTACGCGCGCGCATGCGAAGACCGGCTTGCTGCCCTGGAAGACAAGTTGCTTGACCTTGTGGAGAAAGGGCATGAAGTGGCCCCCTGTGCCGAAATAGGGGGGACCATGCTGCAAGCGGTCAAGCTTGAGATAGACACCCTCAAATGGATGCTTGCCAAACTGATGCCGAAAAGATACGGAGACCGCGCAGCGTTGGCCGTGGAAGGTGGAGACACGCCCGTTAAATTGGCTCATACGCTGCCTGCGGAAGCAGTGGCGCCGTTGGTGACAGCCCTGAAGGAAATATGGTCCGAGGAAGAAAATTAGGAGTCCCTGTCAGACCGGAGGATTCCCCCGTCATCTTTGCTGCCCTGATACTGGGGGAGACGGGGCTGTACAAATGGCAAATGAAGGCTCTTGAACGGGCCGCCCGCGGCAAGCGCGTCGCCCTGCGTGCTGCCAATGGCTCCGGCAAGACGGACAAGATAATCGGCATCCTGGCTCTGTGGTTCCTGTGGCGTTATCCCCGCGGGCGCATGCCGATCACGTCCGGTTCATGGCGCCAAGTGAAGAATCAGCTCTGGCCCGCGCTGGAACGGCACCGGAACAATCCGAACTTTACGGGCTGGAAGTGGCTCAAGAACTGCCGCGTAGAAACCCCGGAAGGGGGATTCATTGAAGGCTTTTCCACCAACCACGCCGGCAAGGCGGAAGGCTGGCACGGGCGGGTGACGGATGAATTCAAGGATGAACGGAAAGAGCCGGAGGAAGAAGACCCCCGCAGCGAGAAGAAAGCCCGCCTGTTTGACGCTGACGAGCTCACCGGAGATGACCCGTCTTCCCCCGTGTTTTTCGTCGTGGACGAAGCAAAGACCGTCCCTGATGAAATCTTTGACGCCATTGAACGCTGTACGCTGCAATTCTGCATCTACCTTTCTTCCCCAGGCAAGCCGGAAGGCCAGTTCTACCGCTGCTTCCATGAGGAGAAAGACCTCTTCTGCCCGATGGTGGTGACGGCCTTTGACTGCCCCCACATCTCCCAGGAGCGCATTGACCGTATTCTGGCCCGCGTGGGGGGCAATGAAGAAGATTCCTATTACCGTTCCGTTGTGCTGGCAGAGTTCACGCAGGAGGGGGACTTGTACATCATCGACCCGGGGAAGCTGGAATATGGTCAACGGCAGCCCTACGAGCCCCGCAGGGGGCGTCCTGTGGCGTTCCTGGACGTTGCAGCGGGCGGGGATGAAACCGCTCTTGCCATCTGCGACGGCAATGAGGCATGGATTGAATACGCGGAACGGCAGCGGGACACCGTGCAGAGTGTCCGCAAGTGCATTGCCACCCTCGAAGGGCTGGGTATTGCGGATTGTGATTTATGGGTGGACGCCCCGGGCATGGGCCTTGCCGTCATCAGCGATTTCAATGAAGCAGGCTGGTATCCCAATGAGTTCTTCGGCAACAATCCCCCGGAAGACAAAGACCGCTACATCAACCTTGCCGCGGAATGCTGGAATGACGCCGGGCTGGAACTCATGACGGGCCGGGTGCATATCAAGTCCAGGCAACCGGACAAGACGCTTTTCACGCAGTTGACCACCCGCAAAAAGGAGTACGCAGACGATTCCAAAGTCAGGAACGAGAAGAAAGAGAAGATGAAGGCCCGCAACCTATCCTCCCCCGACCGGGCGGATGCCTTGCTTGGGGCTATATGGGCTTCCATCCGCGGAGCTGCCGGCGTCTGGACCGGTACGGGGAACAAGCCAGTTGTCGGCAAGAGCAAGCACGCGGTCCGGCACACCGGGAGATTCCGCCCCATTTAGGGCTTTTCGTAGCCCATTTTGACGTTGTTGTCCCGTGCTCCGTCTTGGGGTGATAATGCGTGCATGAGACAGGCGGCTCATTACGACTTACACACCACAGAGGGACTGGCACAGGTGCAGCACCTGCGCTTTGTCACGGCGTCCGGCGAGGTAGACACGCAGTACAACGGCATGACCATTCGGGGCGGCGTTCTGGATGACGGCATCCGCACTATGCCCGGTTCCGAGGTGATTGACGGGCGGTGCGCCTTGCAGCTTCCGCGGCTCGTGGAGGGCTGCCACCGATATGACATCCTGATTGCCGATCACGGGACAGACAAGCCCCTGCTGGCGGGCGTCATTCATGTGGCGCCCCGTGTCACGCCTGTGGACGTGGATGACAATGCTCCCGCGGACTATCTCGACATCGTGATTCCGGAGGACGAAGACGGCACCATTACCGTTATTTCCGAATCCCCTGCATGGGTAGACGATGCCGTGGAGGAATCCCTTCAGCAGCGCGGCATGTACGTCACTCCGGTTAGCGGCACGGCATCCATGTCTCCACCCGGCTACGACCAAGACCAGACCGTGGAGTGGTCATGGGCGCGGTTTAGGTTTGGGGACGACATGCTCGGCGGTTATCGCGGCAGCGTCTGCAAGGTGCGCGACGTAGGCATGTGGGCGGTCCCCGGCACGACGGACACCACACCGCGCTGGCTGGACATCTGGCGGCGTGCTCCGGGCGAGGACTGGGTACTGGCGGCACGATCCAGCCAAGCCGTTGCGGCCCGTACCGATGTGGACCTGTACATGTGGGGGATGATTGGCGATACGGAGATGGTGATCGGGGACGAGGTGGCGCTGCATGTCTATGGCGGCACGCCGGAGGCACCGGTGGAGCTGCCCCTGTCCATCGCCCGCCAGATGGTGACGGCTGCCGATGGGCGCGGCATAGCGTCTGCGCTGGACGGGCCGATTACCGATACCACCGTCATGCCCGCAGTGATGTTGTCCTGCACTTATCAGGACGGCGTCAGCGTAGGAGGAGTTAATCTGGCCACCCGTGCCGAGGTGCAGCGACTGACGGATTATACCGGCAATGTCGGCAAGCAGGTCTATCAGGATGCCCGCGCATCCGAGGCGGCCAGGGACACGGCACAGGAGATTGCCGAGGGCTTGTCCATCACTGTGGGCACGGTCACAACGGGAGCGCCGGGCAGCCAGGCAACCGCCACCCTGACACCCGGCAGCACGCCGGGGGCGTGGCGGATGGACATGACCATACCGAGGGGAGACGTGGGAACCGTGGACACAGCCCAGGCTTACACCTGGACACAGCCCCAAACCTATGACGCCATGATCAACGCCAATGGAGGCATCAATATCCCGCTTACCGTGGGAGCGCAAACAGGCACGGCAGCCGTGAACCGCCTGTATGCCGCAGGAATGGCCGGAGTGACGGACATTTATACCCAGCATGTCTACCTGAACACGGGCGCTATTACGGCGACAGGTACGGCATCTACTAAAATTCTGATACCTGGACAGTACGCGCAGACAAACGTCCCGGCCAATACGCACAGTACTGTTATACATACTTTCACGGGGCCGCACGGCCAATGGAATTATTCCAGTTTTGCCGGGTTTTCTATCCCCTATCAATTAACGGCGGCTGGCAAAATCACCGTAGATATTGGGCGCGGGAGCAAGACGACGCGGCAAGATTTATCCCTGGACTCATACAGCATCATTCCTGGCAATAATCTGGCGTACAATACCGGGGAGATACTGGATATTACGTTTGATAATGTGCGCGATACGGCCCGCAATGGCTATGTGATCCGCGTCCGTGAAATATACTGTACCGAGTCCACGCAGCTCTGGAAGGTTAAAACCACAACCAGCTTTATCCCTGCTTCCGGTAACGAGCCAATTCCTTATATAGTTAACAAGATAATCTACCAGCAATATGAGCCACGCTCCTACATTGCGGGGGATTATGGCGACGCTTACGGCGCATTGTATCTCTTGACCGGAAGCGGCAGCAATCAGCAACTCTGGAAGATTGCTACGGTCCGCGGCGTTACAAACTTTGAGACGGGGACGGGGTTTAACCGCATCGTGTCAGACGTGCCGGGGATTGCAGGCGGTACCGTTGCGCTCCTTGTCGGGTCTGCGGAGCGCACCAACTACCAACCGGGCAATGTCAACCCGGTTTACTATGCCCTGGCCGCAATAGCCGGAAATGCCATTGAAACCGAAGAAACGACTGATTTTGAAGATATTAACGCCCCGATTGAGTCATGAACAACGCAGAAATACAGATACAATTCCCACGGCCCGGCGATTGGCAGGAATTCGCCTTGACGGCCATCTACCGGGACGCGGAGGGGTACACCCGTACCGACAGCTACACTGCGCGAGAGATACCAGCGGACCAGGCCCCGGCCATGCAGGCTGTAGTTGCCGCGCTGGTGGGACTGGCGGAACCGTGGAAAGCCTCCCAGGTGTGGGCGCGGCTGGGGAAAGATGCTCTAAGCCTTACGGAAGACGGAACCTATGAAATGATTGAGGCCGTGTCTCTGACCGTCGAGGCCGTCAATGACCAGGGAGGCAGACGGATATTCACCACCATCAATTACCCGGCTTTTGTCCTCACGGACCCCGCCGCCGTGGCATTTTTCAAATACTTCACAAAGCAAAACCATGAGTAAGTTAAGTGACGAACAAAAGAAGGCCGCCCTGGAGGCGGGGAAGCAGGGCATGAAGAATGCCTACGAAAAAAGCAAAACTAAACCCGGCCTGAAATGGTGGGAACGCCTTTTGTGGATGGTCCTGGCGGGGGCGGCCTATGCGGCGTCCGCTTTACTGGGAGGCTGCGGGCATACCATAGACGTGACTGCGGAGCGGACGGAGATATGCAGGGACGGCGCGTGCGTGGTGCTGGAACCGGGGCGCCTGTCCTACAGCCAGGCCCAGCCCACCACTGACGTGCCGCCCGTCGTTCAATCCCTTAAAAAGTAAGGCCATGTGCAAACCCCTCAAGGAATATCTGGGAGTGATCCGTGATTATACGCGCGAGATCGTCACTTTCGGCGGTTTTGTGATAGCCGTGTTCATCTACCTGGATTTCCGCGAGGTGGTGAAGGAACAGACTACCAACGCGGCTCATACGGCGGAGATTCTGCGGACGATGGATACTCGTCTCCAGCATTTGGAGAATTACCACCAGCAACAGCTCCAAAAACGGGACTACCCCCAACTGTAAAGTTTTTCTTACAAGTTCTAACCAGTTCTACAGGAAATAGTTTATAACTTAATTAACCATGCCGGAACAATACCTTTACCTACTCGTCATTAAAACTCCTGGACGCAAGCAGGAAATGCACATCCTGCCGAGCAGAAAGCAGCGTACAGCCTACAAGGCCCAGCACGAAGAATGGCACCTTAACAGCACCTACGCGGAATACGACGTACCAGATCACCTTATCAACCAATACCTGAACAAATGAATATCGCTTTAGACATCGGACATGCCAACAATACCGGCTCCCGCGGCAACGGACTGGAAGAACACGCCACGGCCAAGACCATCGCGGACCATCTCGCCCCCATGCTGCGGACCCAGGGGCACGCCGTCACCGTCATTGACTTTCCACGCATGGATAACGACGACGACCTTGCCGCCACCGTCAGGGCCATCAACGCCGGAGGCTATGATATTTCCCTTTCCCTACACTGTGATTCTGCGGGATCAGCTACTGCCTGCGGTGCCCATGTCTGCCATCACCGCAATTACCACAGCGACGGTTCTTACACGGATTCTGCGCGGGGCAAAGCATTGGCCAAAGCCATTGCCGGGCCGCTGTGCAAGCTCATGCCGGGGCGCGCTGACCATGTACAGGCACGTCCTGACCGGTCCTGTAAGCCAAACAAGACCAGCCTGTATGTGCTCCGCAAGACCGTGCCGCCGGCAGTGCTGGTAGAGTGCGGTTTCTTGTCCAACCCCGGAGACGCTTCCCTGTTACGCGATACTCCCGGCGCCATTGCCCGTGCCATCGCGCAGGGCGTGGATGCCTATAACCTCAACCAGTAAATTACCATGGGCTCCATCTTCAAACCCAAAGTCACACAAGCCCCGACCCCGCCGGCAGTAGAAGAACCTCTGAACCCGGCCGCCACGGAGAAGTCCGTTTCGGACGCATCGGAGGACGTACAGACCAAGAGCAAGCGCAGATTGAAGCTGTCCGACACGGTGAATAATCCGAATCTGTCCGGCGGCCTGTCCACGCTGCGCAAAACCCTGGGATAACAGTCATGGAGGTACGCGATTACATTGCCCTGGCGGATAACCTGTGCACGGAACGCGCCGCCTTTGAAGGCGGCTGGGATGAAATGCGCCGCATCATCATGCCCAGAGCCACGGGCAATGCCCATCCAGACAGCGTACCGGACAACGGCGGCGGACTGGAGCACAGTGATGTTGCCAATAACAGCCTGAAAAAGCTGGCTTCCGCCCACCTGACGTACATCACGCCTTTGGACAGGCGATGGTTCACACTTCGCCCCGTTGGCTACAAGAAGGATGGGAATCAGACCTTGAATGACTGGTACAACAAGGCCACGGAAGTGATGGAGCGGGAGCTTGCCGTTTCCAATTTCTATTCAGTCATGCACGAGGTATATCTGGACCGTTGCCTGACCGGGACCGGCTGCATGTTCTCCGAGATGAATCTCAACAAACAGCTGATTTTTAGGCACATCCCCACGGGCACTTATGCCATTGCAGAATCGGAGTCCGGAGACGTGGACACGCTGGTGCGCTGGTTCAGGCTGACAGCTCACCAGGCTGCACAGAAATGGGGAGAAGAAGCCCTGGGGGCCAAGGTACGGAGAGCTCTCAAGGATGCAAAGCGCCGGTATACGGATTCTTTCGAGTTTGTTCAGTGCGTGCTTCCCAATCAGGCTGGCAGGCTGCTTTCCAATAATTTGCCAGCCAAGAAGAGGCCGTGGCAGGACGTGATTATTTCCCTGGACGACAAGAAGATTGTGTTTGAGAGCGGTTTTTACGAGTTTCCGTTCCTGGTAACACGCTTCCTGCGCTGGGGCGATAGTCCCTACGGGGTGAGTCCTGCGTGGCACGCACGGCGCACCATTCGCATGGCTATCGACATGGAGAAGATTCTGTACACGCTGGGACAGACGAAGGCTTACCCAAGGCTTTTCCTGCTGGCTTCACAGTACGGTGATGTAGACTTGCGCGCCGGCGGCCAAACCACCATTTCTGCCGAAGCGGCCAATCTCGGGCTCCCACGCGAATGGGGTACACAAGGGCAGTATGATATTGGACTGGAATACCTGCGCGGACTGTACGCCAAGATTGAAGAGGCTTTTTACGTTCCCATGCTGGAGACCGTTTCCCGCATTGACCGCCAGATGACGGCCACGGAGGTAGCGGCCCGGGAAGCTGAAAAGGTGCTTGGATTTACCCCCTCTTTCACGTTATTCGTGAGCGATTTCCGGATGATGTGCCAGCGGATTATGGCATTGCTGTACCGCGCCGGCAAGCTGCCGGACCCGGTGCCAGGCGTGTTTGAGACCAACCGCCGGGGAGTCCCCACGCGTTTGGCTGTTCCACAGGTGCTGTTTATGGGCAAGATCGCCCAGGCGATTGCCCGGACGCAGACGGACGGCTTGATGACGGCCCTCGAATCCATCGGCACCCTATCCCAGATGACCGGACGGCCGGAGTTGCTGGATATTGTGAACCTCATCAAGGCCGGAGAGCTGATTTACGATTCCAAGGGCGCTCCGATGGAGTGCAAGGCGTCGGAAGAAGAGATGCAGCAGAAGGAGACCGAGAGGAAGCAGCAGCAGGAAGCGGCCACGCAGGCTGCCCTTGCGGAACAGTCCTCCGTGGCAAACAGGAATAACGCCCAGGCGCAACAAGCTTTACAAACAGCATGAAGACAAATCCCCAGGATGAGTACGAAAAGCGCATGAAGCACCGCAGAAGGATTTTCCGGGAAGCTTTCAGAAATCCGGAAGTTCTGGCGGAGCTGAAGAAACATTTCCAGACCGACCTTCCCTGTTTCCAGGGGGCGGCCGGTTCCTACGACCCCCTTGACGCCATGCGCCGAGATGCCTACCGCGAGATGATTTTGTTCATCGAAATGGTAGTAGGCAACAACAACGAACCAGAAGAAGAAACCACAGAGTAACCACTATGTCCTTATTCAGATTATACCACAACCGATTCCTCCGTGAAGAAGCCCCTGATAATGGAGGCGGAGGGAATCCTAACCCTCCCGCTGCGCCTGGCCGCCCCAGTCTGGCCGACCCCGTGCCGGATCCAAACACGGCTCCCGCCAATCCACCGGCTGACCCGCCTCCGGCAAATCCGGAGCCTGGGAAGACCGAACCTCCCGCCCAGGAGGATTACGTGCTGGCCTTTGACGAAACGTTCACTGGTGACGAGACGCTGCAGAATCTACTGACCGAAACCGGCAAGGCTCACGGGCTGCCCGTTGAGGGGCTTTCAGCCTTCATTAAGGACATGGACACCCGCATGGCGGCCAATGCGGCCGAACAGCAGCGGGCCCAGGAGGCGGCCATGAATGAGGCGTGGAGCAAGCTTGATGGCGAATGGGGCCGTGACAGCGACGCCCGCCAGATGCGAGCGGTTCAAATGGCTGCGCGCCTGTGCCGCATGGCCGGGGTCGAGCAGAGCGTGTTCAATGAGATGGGCATTGCCGATCATCCGGCCATGTACAAAATTCTGGATGCGGTAGGCAGACTTTTGGATGAACCGGCTCTTCCTGTGCCACCTGGACGACAGGAGCAACAGGCCCGCGGGGAAGCCCAGCGTATGATGCACGACCCGGAACACCCGGATTACGCAGCCTTCCACAATTCTGACGATCCGCGCTTTGCCGAGGTAAGAACCAAGTACATGCGCCTGATGGGTGCGTGAAGTCAACCCGGCTTTTTACCTGCAAGCCCTGTTCCTGGTCTGGGAGCAGGGCTTTTTTAAGGCAGGAGTTCCGGCAGGGATTCAGCGGCGGAACGCAACTGGTCCGCGGAGGGGCGGATGTATACGCTATGCACGGCGGTGGAATCATGCCCCACCAGTTCCATAGCCAGCCCCTGGGAAACGCCGGAAGCCTGCAACATGGTGGCGGCCGTCGCCCTGATGCTGTGGAATGACTTGCTGTTCATTCTCCGACGGCGGCCACCGGCAGCTCCGTGCACCACGCCGATGCCGTGCGTTCTCAATAACAACCCGAACTGGGCGGAAGCCCCATCCCCTAACGCAAGGAGCGGGGCATGAAGCAATGCGTCCGCTGGTTCCCCCTCTTCCTTCCAGCGGGCAAGCGCCCACTGGTAAAAGCCTTCTCTCATGGGTTGGTCCATCCAGCGCCCCGTCTTGCCTGTGTCAAAGCGCACGACGCGGCGCTCCCAGTCAAATTGACTCCAATTCAACCTCAAAATATCCCCCAGCCTCTGGCCGAAGGTCTCAAATGAGCAGCGTACCGCGGAACTCCACAGGGGAGGGAAATGCTCAATCATGTAGCGTATCTCGTCCAGGGTGAACGCTTCCTTGTGCAGTTTCTCGCCCGCGCGGTCCGGGGGAATGGAAACGCCGGTGCACGGGTTGCGGTCAATCACTTCGGAATCCACGGCGTCCGTGAATGCCTGGGAAAGGGCGGCCAAATCCTTGGCCACCGTCTTCTGGCGCACCTCTTCACGGCGGGCTGCCACGAAGCCCTTGATGTCCGCCTTGGTGATCAGGCGTAGCGGGGCATCAGCCCGACCGCCCAGATAAGCGTAGAAATGCTTGTAGGCCGTCCTGGCGTTGCGTGCCGTGTCTTCCGACACCAGCGCCGCCTTGCGCCTCACGTAGTCGTCGCACCAGGCACGCACGGATACATTATTGTGCGCCTGATATTCTTCCGCCTCCGCACAGGCAATCTGCACACCCCGCTGGTAGGCGAGCCGTTCCGCCAGCTTGGCTGTGATGCGGTCGCCCTCGAACTCTCCGCCATTCACAGGCACCTTGGTGGAGCGCCGCCGCATCTTGCCGTCCGGCCCTTGGAATGTTACCATCCAGTAAGGGGAAGATTTTTCCTTGTTGATGGACAGACGGCCGCTGTAGAAAGGCTTGCTCATACCTGTAATATTTCCTGTAAGGGTTTTGTAATATGGTTTACGTAAGTTTTCTTACGTGTACTTTATTCATAATCCCTAGCAATATCAAGGTTTGCGTAGGTTTTCTTACAGAAACTGTTGGAGCGGATGATGGGATTCGAACCCACGACATCAACCTTGGCAAGGTTGCGCTCTACCCCTGAGCTACATCCGCTTTGGATGACCGGAGCCTTGCGGCATCCGTGTGGCAGAAAATATATAGGGTTATCCGGATTTGGCAAGATTTTTTTAGAGAAAAATTCATGTTCACCGGAATAGGGCCATGCTGCCGTACCTTTTAAAGAGGACTGATGCTTCTGTGGAAGGAGCGGGGAGGACGGGAAGGTGCCATGCTGCTTTTTCCGGTTGTTCCGGTTTGACTTCGGGGAAGGCGGCGTTTTGTTGCTCGTTCAGTTCCGAGGCCGTTTTGGCTCCATGTTTCAGCAACAGTTTTTCCTTGGCGGCGTCATGGCGGTTCCTGGCGTGGTCCAGCATGGAAATCGTCCCCTATGTACGGCATTGACGTTGGCTCCCTGTTCCAGATAAAATTAACCTGCTCCGTATTGCCGCGGCAGATGGTGTTCTTGAGCGCCGTATCTTCGTTAACCGATCGTTTGCAGCGTGGTTCCGTAGGTTTCAGCAGTTGCTGGGCCTGGGGCATCCGGATGACGGTAAAGGCGTACGGGGTGAATTCATCCGGCTCCGGGGCCAGGCGGTTTTCCGCCACGGCGCGGACGAGCCGCTTGACGTTTTCCGCCAGCAGGTCTTCCGAGTCCAGGCCGGTCTGCGCTTTCAACCGGGCGAAGGCCAGCAGGTTGTCCCTTTTGTCCCGCCATCAGGGGACGCAATCCTCCAAGGGATGA